TGTTATAATCATATCACTTAAAAAACTTACATGGTTGTAAAATAACACACCCCTGTTGGCGTGTTTTTCTTATCACGGTCTCACGAAGACCGTTTTTTGTTGTTTCGTGAGGCTATTAAACTCCATTCATCAATTTTTAAGTTTGTAGCTTCACGTTGACACCAAAAACTAACAGCGGACACTCGCCAGTTCACGCAAGTAGATGAATGGCAGAAAGAACAAAAGCAGTTAGAGGTGAAATTAAACTAAAAAGGAGAAAAAATATGGTTCGACGCCAAAACAAAAACTACAAAACAGAAAAAATGAATAACAACCAAATTGAAGGTATGTCTACTATCGAGAGCATCATTACCATCGGATTAGGAATCTTATTACTATTCGTAGGTGGTGGAAGGTATCCAATTATCAATTGGACGAGTTTATACCTACTAGTGCTTGGAGTTATTAGTGTAATTAAAAATCTTGAGAGATGAAAAAAATGAAAATTGAAGTAAAAGTAATCGATGATACTATTCCAGATTGTCTACATGAAGAAACCCACACAGACAAATATGATTTTGGTCATGCAGACCCAATTAAGGGTGATTACATTGAGGATTATCAGGATGTTGAAGTTTGCAACAATTGTGGCGCTTGGCGAACATTTAAGCGTGGCAAATTGATTGAATATCCAGATGGACATAGTAGCGAAGTAGTAGATGACGAAGAAGGAGAATGGCAGGAGCCATTACAATAAAAAATGACAGAGACACGATTATCAATAGCTCAATATATCCGAGAAGATGCTGTTAGCGCTCGTCTTAATGACTTGCTTGGTAAACGAGCATCACAATTTATAACGAGTTTAGTTGCAGCAGCGAACGCCAATAAACTACTCAATACTTGTAAGCCTGAAAGTGTAGTTTCGGCGGCACTAATTGCTGCATCAATGGATCTACCTATTAACCAGAACTTAGGTTTTGCTTACCTAATCCCTTATACGCTAAATAGGAATAAGAAGGACGAAGAGACGGTCTGCCAATTTCAAATGGGCTACAAGGGCTTTATTCAACTGGCTCAACGTTCCGGTTTTTACAAAACTATCAATGCCACTGAAATAAAAGAGGGCGAAATTATCAATTTTAACCGTCTAAGCGGCGAGATGGAATTCAAATGGATAGAAGACTCATCTAAACGAGAAAAAGCTCCCACAATTGGTTTCGTGGCTTATTTCAGACTATTAAATGGCTTCGAGAAGTCGCTCTATATGACGGTCGAAGAACTAAATACACATGCCAAGAAGTATTCTAAAAATTTTGCCAAATACGGCTCTGGGCTTTGGAGCGATGATTTTGACTCGATGGCAAAGAAAACCGTATTGAAGCTATTGATTAGTAAGTTCGGTCCTCTAAATACTCAGCTTCAAAAAGCAATTCAAGAAGATCAGGCTGTTGATGGCGAATATGAAGACAATCCTCAACGCAAGCCAGAACTCACAGAATCTCAAGAAGCAGAGATTGTCGAGGAAGTAAGTAGTTTAGCCGATCAACTAGAACAGGAAAATAAAAAATGAACGAAAGAGATATAGCTATGCTCAAAAATTTGCGCGGTACTATTTATCATTCTTATGAATATATGCGTGAAGAAATGAGCGAGTATGTAATTTTCGACAAAGGTAAGCCAGACCAACAGATATTTGATGATACTTTTAATGACTTAGCGAGGCTTGGGCGACAAGTTTCAATCTTGATAAAGAAATATGAGAAGAGGACGAAATGAACAACGAGTTAATAGTAAAAATTAACCCAACTGAAATTTTTCAGACACAAAATGAAGGTAAAGATTTTATTGTTAATCCTAATGCTGAAAAAGCAATTATCCGCCTTCTAGAAATTCAATCAGAAGTTAATAATGCGGTTGAATTACTTAAATCAGAGATTGAACGTCAAGCATTAGAATTTAATCAGAATTTCTCTGCCATTAAGGGCGAGAAAATCAAAATTAACTATTCTGCTGCTGGAGCAAAATATAAAGACAATGGCGAAGTCAAGTTTCATAGTTCTAAGTTTTGGACGAAAAAGACCACGTGGTCAATCAATTCAAAAGCGATTGATGAACATCGAGCAAAATATTATCGATTACCTGCCGGTATTGCAGAAGTAGAACGTAAAAAGACGATCAGAATAACAGTCAGCGAGGCTTCTAATGAATAACGATGGTTTTGGCGCAATTCGTGTTAGTTATTCAATTTTAAGTGCCTGGGAGAGTGGCGATATTGATCGCGCTATTGCTCCATACACTGGTGTTGAAATTGAACCGAATGATGCGATGAAGTTCGGAAAAAAGATGCATGGAATCTGGGAACGATATGTCAAAAAACATAAAGCAATCCCGAAAATCTTTGGTGGTCGCAAATTAGAAGCACCAGAAGTTGAACTAGCAACCAAGCGAGTCCGCAAATTAACAGATTGGTGTGTAATTTCTGGCGTGCTAGATGTTAAGGACGGCACAACTGGAATTGATTGGAAGACTGGCAAAGCTACGGCTACTGACTACACCAATTCTAAACAATCAGAAGTCTATCAAGTGCTTTACCCTGAACTCAAGCGGTTTGAGTTCTATTGCAAGAATCAGCACATCCATCATACCGACAAAAACCATATCACGGTTGGGGTCGTTTATTTGAATCGTAAAACACTTGAAGATGGCTTGAACTGGATTCTGACAATGGCGGCGGAACTTCGTGAATACTTAATCAACAACGGATATGGCAATAGGTTAGATCAAGGCAAAGGACTAGAGTAATAATTTAATTTTTAAGGAGAAACTATGAAAAACAACGAAATGGACGATGGATTAAATGAGTTAATAGAAAAATTAATCAAGTCTACAGGTGCTAGAACAATTAAACACAAAGAACTAGAGAGTCTTGACTCTGCGGTTAAAACAATTAAAGGATGTGTTTCGAAAGATAAACTTATTGGATATATAACTATTGGAGTATCCAATACTGGTGAAGTAGTAAATGTCACAGTAGGCTCAAAATTTGCAATCTATGAGATGATAAATCTGCTTTTTGAAGCCGTAGCAAAAATAGATACCGATCTTGGCAGAGAAATCTTAGAAAAACTTAAATCTAATTTCGAAGAAATAAAAACCTCAAAACCTGAAGATAAAAAAGACAGCGATAATGGCTGTGATGAAGATGAAGACGATGAGGATAAGAGAGCGAAGAATAAAGTTGTCGAAAAAATCAAAAACATGCTCGCCAAATGTTTTGATATTGATCTTGAAGATTTGTAATGATAGAGGGTTAAAGAAGCTATTAAAAAAGCTAAAAGGACTCAAATAAATCGTAATGTGGTGCTGGTATACCCCCTTAAGTAAATAGCCAGTTAAATGTCAATACAGACGCAGCCACTAATCCACTAACTTAAAACTAATAACTATTAGCTATTGAATTTCTACTATTGTAGATTTGGTAAAAGGTAATTTGTATTATCTCCTCACGTTAGTTTTAAGTTGTTTGTCTCCACTGTATGGTTCAATGTTATGACCTGCAGTGGAGAACCAAAAGAAAGGAGGTAATAAAAAATGAGACGAATCCCAAAATACGATTCCGAGCATAATCTCTATGAGCAGATAGCCCGATACTTGCAGCAACAATATCCAGACGTGATTTATCGCTTCGATCTCGCAGCCGACCTCAAATTAACACCTGGTCAGGCGGCGAAACATCATAAATTACACCCAGAGCGTGGCTATCCGGATTTACTCATCGCAGAGTCAAGTGAAAATGTAAATAGCAAAGACTGGAATGGTATCGTGCGCGAATGGGGGTTTTATTTCGGACTTTATATTGAAATTAAAAAAGACGGCACCAAATTAAAGCGCGACAAAGATGCTAAAAAGCTTTTGAAAGGCGAAACCAAAATCCGCAAAAAGGGAGATTGGTGGGACAAACATATCGAAGAGCAGGCTAAAATGATCGAAAGATTGCGTGCGAGGGGTTATAGAGCCGAATTCGGGGTTGGATTCGAGGGGTGTAAGAAAATAATTGACGAATATTTACGTAATTAAATAAAAATCTTGCGAGGAGGTAAAGTGGCAAGAAATTATCAAATATCAGTTCGAAAAACAAACGGGCTGGAAATCTGGTTTGTAAATCCACGAGATATTTATATAAAAAATAAATATGGTTGGCAGAAATTTACGAGGTGGGACGTTCGACAGAGAAATTTCTGGACTTGCCACTGGCGACCGTTTATGCGAGCATTGCGAGATTACCGCTATTTAGACATGAGTACGATACGTCGTCTTGCCACCCTACACGACATTAGTATTACAACCGGAAACTTACCTGATTGGGTAAGAAAATCCACAGCTAGAATAATTCCAGAGAAAGGTAGAGCGAGGAATAATGAAAGATTTTATGATAAATCAAGATACTAAAGTTACTCTCTATCTTAAAGAATGTTATGGCTGTGATAGAGCCGGCAAATACACCCCACTTCACCAGTTTATTATCAATAATCAAATTAAATTGGCTAATTTTACAGTCAAGCGAGTTGAATTAAATCCAGATTGGCAACAAGAAGCAAACTCATTTGATATTGAGTTACCACTAGTGGTTTTTGAGAATGAAGATGGCGAAAAAGAGGCTATTACTTATTCAGAATTTTTAGATAGGCAAAATGAAAGAAGTGCCAAACCGAAAAGCTAAGCTAATGGGATCCGTATCAGTGAGTCGAGCCGCTGATGGCACTCCTCCGAGAAGAGAAGCAAAAATGAAATTATCAACAATCAATCAAATAGTGGAAGCAATTTTAGCCCAAACTAAATCAAACATGAAGCTTGTCCACGAAGACGTCCGAGAGGCTACATTTAAGCGAATGGCAAACGAAGCCACCATAATTTTGAAGACCGCCATGATATGTGAGTCTAACGGAATAGACGAAGCTATGAAGTACTACAACGGCACCCATTCGGAGAATGAATATCAGGAATACAGAACTGGCGTAGTAGGCTACGATGTTAGCCTCTGCAAAAACTGCTGGTGCATGACGCACACAATTAACGGCAAGTGTGGTAAATGTGGAGCAAGAAAGGAAAGATAAAAATATGATGCCACAATGTAATAAGAATGGTTGCAATAAAGTCGCAAAGGTCTATCTAGGTAAAGTTATAAAAAATCTTGAAGACGAAGAAAAATGGAAAGATCCACTTTATTTATGCGAGAGATGTGCGAAAAAGTTCATTAAAAAATATGGAATAAGTGAATAAGGAGAAATAAATGGATGACGACAAAACAAAATACATAGTTATAAACGAATCGGTAATGGATTCAATTATTAAAGATATAGTTACATTTTCAATGTTTGCTGGATTACTTTTATTTAATCATTATTTTCTAGGTGGATCTACGGTAGTAGATGTTATGTTCATCATTTTAACTTTAGGATTTCTCGCCGGGAAATATAGCAAAACTCGTTTTGAGGGGACAAAAGAAGAAGTAATTAAATTTTTAGAAAATGAGAAATAAAATGGAAGAAAAATATCAAAAATATTTAGTGATGTCATATGAGGATTTCTTTAATGCAACTCATATGTATTCTAGTTATGATGGTGGAGATTATATTTATGCCGTCAGTAAAGAGAATGATGATAAAGAGAGCCGATTATCTTATATTGATTATTTAACCAAAGAAAAGGGGTATGAATTATAATGCGTGAAATAGGATATAGGGCGTGGCTCAAAGAAGAGAAAAGATTTATTTACCCTAAGTTGATATTAAATGATTTTGGTTCCGTAGTAGAGGTTGCCTATAATGATATTGACATATTTACCGATGAACTTATAGAACATAGACTTCTTATCGAAGATGTTGTGCTTGAACAATTTACTGGTCTTAGAGATAAGAATGGTAAGAGGATTTATGAGGGGGACTTAATAAAAGAAGTTGCTTATGGAAGAAAGTTTATTATTTGGGAAGTAAGATGGCATCAAGATGAATGCTGTTTCGAGCTTCATCGTATTAGAGGGGCCTTATATGGCGATAGTTTGTTGAGTTGTGACTCTCAATACGAAGTTATCGGTAATATTCATGAGAATAAAAACCTACTTGAATATATTGAGAAAGACCAGAAGACGGAATGAAAAAGAGTAAGAATAAAAAGGTAGTAAAATCTGCTGTCAAGCCAACCACGAAAAGCGGACATAAGCTAACCCCACAGCAGGAGTTATTCTGTCAGCTTTACGCAGGAGACAGGGAGTTCTTCGGCAATGGTGTCCAGTCATATATTGAAGCTTATAATGTTGACACCAGTAAGCCTGGTTGGTATAGGACAGCGAGATCATGTGCGTCAGAACTCCTAACAAAACCTAACATCTTGGAACGAATAGATGAAATCTTTGAAGCTCACGGACTTAACGACCAATTTGTGGACAAACAACTCGAAAAGCTCATCGTTCAGGATGCTGACTTCAACGCAAAAATGAAAGCAATTGCTGAATATAATAAACTTAAAGCTCGCATTACAGAAAAACGTGATATTACATCCGGTGGCGAAAAGATAGATATGCCGGTGGCACTGGTGGAGTTTGTGGATGGTGATAGCAAAAACAATCGTAAAGCTACCAAGTGAGTTTAAGCCACTTTTTGATAGTTGGTGGCGACATGCTGTTATTGAGGGTGGACGTTATTCCCTAAAGAGCCATACCGTGGCTCGGTTTTTGTTATTAACGGCTCGTTCAAAGCGAGTGCGTATTGCTTGCTTACGTCAGTTTCAGAAAAATATAGCAGATAGCTCGTATCAACTTCTGATTGACTTAATCCAGCAATATGGATTTTCGGAGTTCGTCTGGACAAACGATACTATCACGAATACTAACACTGGCTCAACTTTCATTTTTAAGGGTTTGGATCGCAATGTAGAAACCACCATCAAATCGCTTGAAGGTATTGATATAGCGTGGATTGATGAAGCTCAAACCATTACCCTTAAATCAATACGCATTCTTAATCCAACTATTCGTAAGCCTGGTAGTAAAATTATCTGGACACTAAACCGCCTCACTGACCTTGACCCTGTGATTTCCTATTTCATCACTAACCCACCTCGTAAGGATGTCTGGCACTTAGAGGTAGATTATCGAATTGCACAGAAAAACGGCTGGCTTTCCAATGAAATCCTTTATGAAATAGAGCAAGCCAGAATCAATCATCCAGAAGACTACGCTCACGATTATTTAGGCAAAGCGCTCGCTATTTCAGATAAAAATATCATCCAGACCGCCCAAGTGATTGAGGCGATGGGGAGAGAAGTCGACGACGAAGGAGCAATTGAGGTTGGGGTGGATGTGGCTCGTCTTGGTGGCGACCGCACTGTATTTGTGAAGCGAAAAGGGCTGAAAGAAATCGGACGGGCTTCATATACTAAAAAACGCACAACGGAAGTATGCGATCTATTAGTCAATTTTATTGGTGCGGACAAAAATGTCATAATCAAAATTGATGATACTGGCGTTGGTGGCGGTGTTACAGATGAAATGATTGCAAGAGGCTACAATGTTATTCCAATCAACTTCGGGGCTAAGGCTTCAAATCCCGATAAATATCCGAATCTCATTTCAGAAGCATGGTTTTATTTGCAATCCATTATTGACCAAATTTCAATTGCTAATGATAAAGATTTATTAGTGGAGTTATCGAATCGTGAGTGGAAGATGGATAGCAAAGGACGTAGGGGCGTTGAAAGTAAGGATGATTATAAAAAACGAGGCTTCCGCTCGCCTGACCTAGCAGATGCTACTATTCTCTGTTTTTACACTCCACCTGCACCACCAAAAATTGAATATGGTGGAGTAATCGTTGGCTAGATATAATTTTTTTGCTTCATGGATTTAACAAAAATCGTTTTCCCACCTCTGTCAAATTGCTTCATGGTTGCTTCTTATATATTCAACTATGTAAGTAAAGATTTAACATTATCGCTTTATTCATCTGCCACCCTGTATAAATGCATAATTTGCTACAAGGAAATATTTCATGTTTAATAAAATTAAGAGCTTATTCAATACAAAATCAAAATCAGCATTATATAATACTAGCTCTCATCCTGCTGGCTATTATCGCCCAATGCCACTTGCTTATAGTTTTTATAAGGGCAACAGTTATGATAATACATATCCATCAATCAAAGCGATTGTCAATAAGTTTATTGTTATTAGACCGTACGCGATAGACGCTAATGGTAAGCCAATTAAAAACAATCCAAATGTTGTAAATGCATTATATCGCCCAAACAAACAGATGTCTGCAACAGATTTTCGTGAAGCCTTGGCGGTCATGGCATTAGTTCATCCGAAAGTATACTTGCTTTTATGGCATTATGAAGGCAATACGGCTTATGCTGGCGGTAATATTACTGAAAATAATTTTGCCGGTCTGACATTCTTAGAAGGCGTAAGTGAAGTCGTTAGTGGTGGTAAAAAATATTATCAATGTAGTGGTTCAACTTATAGTGAGAATGAAGTAATTGAAATCTATTCAGGCTATGATCCATACAATTTAAGCCGTGGATATGCACCAAGCAACGCCATTCAGAAATGGGCTAATGTTGACGATTATATTGCCGCCTATCAAGCAGGCTTCTTTGAGAATGGTGCCGTGCCAGCTGGTCAATTCATCGTTACAGCTAAAGACGGAGCGCAGTTTGAAGATATCGTTAGTAAAATGCAAAGCTCACATCGTGGAAGTGGTAGAAATAATAATGTTATCTATTCTCACCGTCCTATTGACCCTGCAACCGGAGCCGCAACATCTGCACAAATTGAATGGGTGCCGTTTTCTCAATCAAATAAAGATATGTCGCTTGATTCCGTTTTTAAGCAGGCTAATGATAAGATTGATAGCGCTTTTGGCGTACCAGCTTCAATCCGTGGCGTAAATGATAATAATACTTACGCTTCAGTCCGCGTCGATGAACAAATCTTTATTAAATATACCGTGGAACCATTTGCGACCAAGATTTATTCTAGGCTTACTCATGAGCTTAATCGTGTTACTGGTGGTCTTGGATATGCTATTACTTTTGATTTAGACATTCCTGGTATTGCTGATGAGGAAAAAATTGATGCCGAACGAAAAATGACTGAGTTTAATTTAATCAACCAAGCAGTGATGAATGGCTACTCACTCGATTCAGTAGTTGACGCATTCGGTCTATCTAAGGGCTACAAACTGCTTAAACAAGGCTATGTAAAGCCGGTTATCGTGAATGATAAGCCGGAAGTAGATGAGGGTGATGAAGTAGAAGACGCTCCTGATCCGGCACAGTCTAATGATACAGATAAAAATAAAACCATTGATAATAATCATGAGAAACATCACGATCACTGTACTTGTAGTCATAAAGCTCATACCCCAACCAAACAGGAGCAGAAGTTTATTGATGACGTTTCGTCTGTTTTGAGAGACCAGATGAACCGTCAGATTGAACGAGCGATTGAAAATAATGAGCTTAATAAAGACGTAAGCGATATTGATGAGGAAGAAGCCAATAAAACTGCACAAGAAATTCTAGCGTTCATTGTTGCTTACATGCTAGTAAGGGGGCAAACATCCTATACAGAGGGTGTTGCATTACTTAAAGCAAATAATATCCCGATTGACGCTACTTCTGAATTTATTGTATCAACTCTAACTCGTGCTGATTATCAAGCATACCTAGTAAATGTAGCTAAATCATATTCTAAAGAAACTGCAGAAAGTATTCGTAATGTTTTGGCTCAAGGTCAGGAAATTGGGCTAAATAAAGAAGAATTAGCCACTCGACTACGTGAGATTATGAATACTGACGAATGGAGAGTGCAGAGGTTAGCGCGCACTGAAGAACATCGTTCTGCTAATAAATCCAGCGTTGATGCGATGAGCCAGTTAATGAATGAAACGGGTACTAAGATTTACAAAGTATGGCACACTGTCTCCGCAAATCCATGTGAGTTTTGTCAGGCTATGAACGGTAAAAGAGAACTCGTAACAGACTCATTCCTACCAAAAGGTGAAAACGTCGTTGGGACTGATGGTGGTATTTTTAATAATAACTTTGTAGATGTTGATGCGGCAGATCTACATCCAAATTGTCATTGTCGTGTCAAATATGAAGTGGAGAAGTGATGAAAATCAAATGTCCGCACTGTGATAGATATTTATTTGAAACAGATAGTACATTGATTGTGCAAAATGTAAAATGTTCATATTGCAAGAAGCGTTTTAATCTTAAAGTCGTAACACCACAATCATCTGAAGCCGATATTAGACTGAAAATAGATTAAAGAACTGGTGGCTCACTCCAAGTATATTTAGCTAGACAGAAATTATATTTGTCTTTAGAATGTAGTTTGTTTTGGCAATCCTTAAATGGGATAAGCATCTTCTCTTCTGCATCTTTAATTTTAATCTTTTTACCATACCTGGATCTACAAATTTCACAGCAACTATTACTAGATACATATAGATAATCTTGCCCAGGATTATTTAGCATAATCATGAGCTTACAATAAGCGATATTATTTTCAATACTAGATTCTAATAGCGATCTAGGGTCTCTCCCACAGTCATTTTCATATATTGCAACCAAATGTTCCAGTTGCTCTACTGCTTTTACCATCCTTAATGGATCATTTGATAAGGCATCCGGAAATCTTCGCATTATATCCCATATCACATCGCGAGGAGCTGGCTCAACTGGAAAAGACTTGCGCCGACTTTCCAAAATATTTCTTGCAAATTCAACAGTTATATCGAAGTCTGGCATATTAAGCATATGAGAAAAACAATCCGCCGCAATTGCATCTTGAGGTTTTAATAGATCACTAGCAAATAACCTATTCCCAGTCCTTACGTAAAACTGATTGCCACACTCTGGGCATTTCCTACCACGAGTAGGTGTTTTATCGAAGACGTAACCACAGTATGGACATGCTTTAGTGTTACGGTTTCTGTAATCACCATAAACTGTTGTCAATTCTTTAGTTCTATTTTCAATCGAACTTAGACCAGGCTCATCACCTTTATTTAAGTAAGATTCTAATTCTTCAGGAGAGCTAAACGTCATTTTTTCACCAGTAGAAGAAGTGTATCGGATATTATCAATACTGATACCTTCCAGTTTAGACATTTTCTTTAATGTGTCTATATTTTCTTCGGAAGCATTATTTTTTACTAAGTATGTTTCGCCAGTTGTTTTAGTTTTTTGTTTAATAGCTATATTTTTATTATAAAATTCTTGTGCTTTTTTCTTAATTTCGTCGAGCAACATAATACCTCCATATGTTACTGCTTATTTTATCACGTTTTACTGCCACCCTATATCTTTACATAATCACTTTTGATGAAGCAGATGTCCATATGGATGCAGAATCGCAAATATTAAATTAACTTTAAGGAAAACATGACAATTAAACAGAAAATTGTTTCAGTTACCGGCAAGCTCTCTACTAAGAGTGTTGATGGTGAAAGAAGAATTGTCTTTGTCGCAAGTTCTAATAACGAAGATCGTCATTATGAGCATGTAGATGTAGCAAGCTTACGTCTGCCTCTGAAAGGTGGCGGAGATATTACTGTTTCGGCTATCCCAAGCGAAGGCGTAAGTGAAGTCATTGATATTCCTTTAATGTTGAACCACAGCGGTGATGTTCGTGATGTGATTGGCTCTATTCGTGCTGCTTACTTCTCGAATAATGAACTAACATTTGAAGCTGGTATTTCCAAGCGAGAAATCGCCCAAGAAATGCTCACACTGCTTGAAGAAGGTCATCTGTCTAATGCATTCTCAATCACAATGATTGATTACGATTACAATATTGACTCTGAAACAATCAGCAAAGCTGAAGTGATTGAGGTCTCACTGGTCTATCGTGGATCCAACAAGGAAGCAAGATTACTTGCCATTAAATCTTTATTAGGAGACGAAATGAAGACAAAACAAAACGACAATTTTGGTGATGCTAATGGTGATGGAGAAAACCATACAGCCATTCCTGAAGCCACAGAAGCTAAAGCTCCTGAAACATTAGAAGCTCCCGAAACAGTTGACGAAACTCCTGCTGGAGAAACAGAAGCTCCTAAAGCTCCTGATAATTCAGAGGAAGAAGCCACTAACGAGTCAGAGGGTGAAACTCAAGAAGTACTCGAAACTAATAATACTGAAGAAAAGGAAGAAACTATGAACAACAAAGAAATTGCAAAAGATGCAGTTGTGGAAAAAGGTGTCATGCCTAACCAGCCAGCCTCTGCAAATAACTACCTCAAAACAAAAGCTGCACTTGTAGACTTTAAGAATATCGTTCTTAAAAACCACCGTGGTTCTAATGAGCAAATCATGCGTGAATGGAACGAAAACCTTAAATCTAAAGGTGTAACCGGTGATGCTATCATGCCATCCCAGATTGAAAATATCTTCTTCAAGGCTTGGGTTGATAATCCTGGTATTTTGGCAACTTTCCGTACAGTAGGAGTTAAAAGTGCTGCTGTTTACGCAGTTGGTACTAGTGATACTGCCAATGGACACAAAAAAGGTGATGCAAAAGTTGACCAGTCTCTAACAAACGTTCGTCGTGATCTTAAAGGTCTTGGTATCTACAAAAAGCTTCCAATTGACTTACAAGACCTCTACGATGATGAAACTGGTGAATTGCTTGCCTTCCGTGTTGAAGAATTAGCGGCACGTGTGGCTAACGCTATTGCAGTCGGTGCCTTAATCGGTCAAGGAACTGGCGATAAGGCTACCCTACAAGGTACTCGTGGTCTTTATCCAATGCTTGCTGATATTAATGCAACCAATGGTTATGGTTCAAACGTCGCTACTAAAGTTACAGGTGAAACTGGAGAAGGTAGCTATGAATTGGCAGTCCGTGCCGTTGGCGCCGTCAAGGACGAGAAAAACGCCGGCAAAATCTTGGTTGTACCAACTGGATTTACTACTGAACTTAAATTAGCTAAAGGTTCTGACGGACACTTGATGTTCCCAGCAGGTTCTAACTTTGCTAATTTGCTTGACGTAAAGCAGATCTTTGAAATTGACGAGCTTGTTGGTAAAGACGTTAAGGCTATTGCATACGCTAACCAAAGCTACGTTTTAATTGGTGAACCTACTGCTACCGTACGTACCGATTTCGACACCAATAAGAACCAAGACGTTATGCTTACTGAGCGTTATGTTGGTGGTTCTGCACAAGGCTACAAGACTGTTGCCGGTGCATTTGCACATGCTTAATCAATTAAACTAAGGAAAGGACGATCAGATGAATAATTACCAACCTGTGCTATCACAAGATGAAGTAGTTGCTCTGCTTGGTCGTCCTCTTTCTGAGGTTGAAATTAAGAACTTTAATATTTACTTTGAAATCGCTGATCTAAAACTAAAGGATTTACTTTGCTTATCTAATCTTCCAAGCCCAATTCCTGCTGACCTCAAAATGCTTCTAGCTAAAATGTTCGGCAGCATTAAAGCCACACAGGATTTTGAACATAATAATGGAGTGGAATCAAAACGAGTAGAAGATTTTTCTATCAACTATACAGCTGACAAGAAAAGTCCAATGAGTTTAGTTTTATCTAATGAAAGTGCAACGCTATTAAAGTACAGCCAATGTTCGAGCGGCATTATGCACGGAAAGACGATGTTATGACCGTGTTTGATATGTTTGTTGAGGTACCCTTTGAATATCTAACGATTAGCCGAGGTGAAGTATATGGTAACCGAATTATCGGTCAAAAAACTCTCCGAGGTATCGTTAAGATTAAAGAAGGTATGGTCTCGCAGGGCAACCAAGAAACACGAAAATCGAATAACACCGTTCATGTCCACCCAGAAGATTTTACTGGCTTAACTTGCGAGCAGATTATCGGCAACGGTATTCGCTATAACAATGCTGATTATTCGATTGTTGGCGTAACTGAAGGGCGTAATTTCGATACTAATGGAATCGAACATCTAACTTTAACTCTTGAGAGGGCTGAATATGTCAGTGATAATTAGAACTAACACGAAGCTTTTCGAGCGAGTTGAACGAGAGAACTGGAGGAATGGTTTACGTGCTATGGGTGATAGAATCCTGATGGATGCTATTGCATTAGCTCCAGAACTCACCGGTAAACTCAAAAGTGATGGACGAGTTGAAGTAGTATCTGATTCTGAAGTTCATATTAAGTTTGGAGACGCTAGAGTGCCATATGCAAGACGTCGACACTTCGAGAACAAGAAAAATCCTCACACTACGTATTATCTGAAGAAAGCTGGTGATAATGTCGTCGCTAAACTTGGCTTCAAGGAGTTTCTGAAATGATTGTATTGTCATTACTTAAATTTCTCGAAGACAATGGTCTCGGCAAAATTGATCAGGATTTATTCTGGGAAAAAATTGGCTTAGGCAAAAATGGCATTTATATTGCCAGTGTCGGAGCTTCTCAAGATAGGGGTATTCGTAATCGCCAAGACTATATTGTTTACTCCAGAGGCAAAACCGACATCGAAAGCTATCAGAAGCTCGAAAAAATAAGAAAGTTCCTAAATAACTCATACGATATCTGTACACTCCCATCTGTACCGCCAGTGTTTAGCCGGGAGTATCATAATGTAACTATTATGCCACCATCATCCATTACTAATGTGGGGTTAGACACTAATGGACGAATGGTCTGGTCGCTTACTGGCACAATCTATTACTAATAACCATAAAGGAGAATATATGGACGAAACACTTATGGCTGGTAAATGGGAAATGAGCATTGGAAATACCCTTATTCCAGCAAAATGTCTTGGCGATATCACGCCAAACTACGCTGAAGGTACAGTAGAAGCGAAAACTCAAGCTGGCACTCGTAAGCAACCATCAGGTAAAGCAGAAACTGCAGAATTAACCTTTACCGTTTACCTGCCAAACTTGGATTATCTAAAAGTCTTATGGGCAGATGCATATCAAAAACCTACTGCTGAAGCTCAAAAAACTGGTGCAATCGTATTTGGAAGCAACAATTGCAGCATGCGTAAAGCACTACCTGTCAATATTCATCCAGTCTGTGAAAAAACTGACGATAATGATATCCACATTTTTGCAGGGCTTGTAAATATGACATTTAATCCAACATTATCTACGACAGATGCAGTATCTATTGAGGCAACCTTACAAATGCAACCAACTGATAACGGTTATTTCCGTGTTGGTACTGGCGATTTGGCTAAGCCATCTAAATGGGATGTAACGGCACAAAAGACCATTCCAGTTACTGAACGCTAGTAAAGTCTTAATAATTAAAATAAGCTCTCATAAGGAGCTTATTTTTATAGATGCCATTTATGTTTTTTGGAGAAGGTAAAGTAAATTACAGGAATGTAGGCGAAAATACCGCCGAATAAAAGCCATAAGATAATTGAATGCTCGATCGGATAAGTTTTTGGATTATTTTTCTTCTTTTCTCCGTTGTTTTTAATAGCGGTCCATGCTCCAATGAATGTACCTATATCCATAATACCTCAATTATAACATATTTTCAGAAAAGCACAAGTTTTTATTGCCACCCTGTATAAACCCATAATATTAAACATAAAAAGGATTTTAATTACAATGTCAGTATCTATTTCAACATCAGTATACACAAAACAAATCACTGCCGAGATTGACGGTGTAGAATTCAAGGTTACACCAATGTCTTCAGCTCAAACATTATCTTATGTCGATTTATGCGACGAACTAAAAGAAGCAAAAAGTACTAATGATCCAACGAGAGTCAAAGAAGCTATTAGAAACTTGAATGATATTCTTTTTAGCGTGTTTGATAAACCAGATGAAGCTCGCAAAGTGTTAGCAAAAGTGCCAATTGAAGGCGTTCTCGAGATTTATCAAAAGATTGTAGGCGAAAAACCTGATAATCAGGAGTAAATATGGCAAATCTGCTTGATTTAATGACTCCAGAAGACCGTGAAGCGGTGGAAGTAGCTTTTAAGAAGCGAATGTCTGGAGACAATACATTCCGCAAGGGTAAAGTATCTAGGGTAGCTTATTTACTTGCTGAACTCGGCATGCTTTATGGTTGGGAAGCGATCGTTGCGGCAAAACGTGGCTATATCGAAACTTTTGATGAGCATACAGGTAAAAAGCAGAAGATGCCATTATCAATGGAAGAGTTATCAGCCTTAGTGGATGCTGGGCAAAAGGTTAAACATAGTGATTATGTAAACTATGCAAGAATCGTTTGTGTCGGCACTGGCAGTGCTTTCAGTAAGAACCCTAACGAAACACTTCGTGATGGAATGAAACCATTTATTGATGGAGTAAACAAATAATGAGTACCAGCAGTACCGTAGTCGGTGAAATTGAATATCGAGTCAAAATTGATACTAAGGATTTTAAGTCCGAGATTTCTCATGTCGAAAAAACAATGAAAACCGAACTTGGTTCTGCTGGTGATAAGAGTGGTAAAGAATCAGGCGAAAAAGCTAGTTATGGCTTTGGAGAGAAGTTCAAAAATGGTCTAAAAAACATTGGTAATGGCTTTTTGGCTGGCATGGGTGGATTTATGGGGCAAAAACTCATGTCTGGTTTCCAGTCAGCGTTTTCTAGCCTCACGAATATCTTTAAGTCATCAATCTCTGCGTTTAGCGACTACGAACAACTTACTGGTGGCGTAGAAACTTTATTTAAGGATTCTCAAAATCAAGTATTCCAGTACGCAGACAATGCTTATAAAACTGCCGGACTTTCGGCTAACCAATACATGGAAACCGTAACTGGTTTCTCGGCTTCATTGCTTCAAGGCTTAAAAGGTGATACTGCTGCAGCGGCTAGATATGCAGACATGGCAGTAACAGATATGTCTGATAATGCCAATAAGATGGGTACTGACATGGGGTTAATTCAGACCGCTTATCAGGGCTTCGCCAAGCAAAACTACACTATGCTTGATAATCTTAAACTTGGCTATGGTGGCACAAAAACTGAGATGGAACGTCTGCTTAAAGATGCCGAAAAGCTACCACAGGCAATGGGCAAGAAATTTGATATCAGCAATTACCAAGATATCATTGAAGCGATTCATTTAGTTCAAGAGAATACTGGAATTGCCGGTACAACACAAAAAGAAGCTGCCGAAACCATCAGCGGAAGCTTAGGAATGCTTAAAGGTGCGTGGAGCAACCTTGTTACAGGACTTGCGGATGACACCCAAGACTTCGGCAAGTTACTGAATAATGTTATTGAATCAGTCGAAGCAGTAGGTAAAAACTTATTACCAACAATTGAAGTTGCTTTAGGAGGTATGGTTCAACTTATTCAGAATGTCGCACCGCTTATCATTGCAGAAATCCCGAAACTAGTTAGTCAGCTATTACCGCCAGTGCTTGAAGCAATAATCAGTATTGCAATGTCGATTATAGAGATATTACCAGGACTTATTGAGCAATTATTTAATGCCTTAGTAGAGGTTTTGCCTAAGTTAATAGATGCAATAGTTACTATTTTACCTAGCTTAATAGATGCTATCACTAATTTGGTTATTACTATTGTTACGAAACTTACGGAACCAGCGACACTCACAATGCTACTCAACGGAGCAGTAAAACTATTTATGGCAATTATTGAAGCATTACCACAAATCCTTACTGCCTTAACCAATGCGTTGCCACAGATAATTACAAATATAATCGCGTTCTTAATCGACCCAAATACAATTGCGCAATTATTGTCAGCAGCGATAATTTTATTTATGGCACTTGTACGCGCTGTCCCTATGATTTTTGGGGCATTGATTGTTACTTTGGGTGGCTTATTTGCAGAGGTCTGGAAACGAGTGAGCGAAATGTTTAGCCACGGTGGTGAAAAAATTGGACAAGCGTTTTCTAATGCATTTAAGACCGCAATCAATAACATACTTGGAGTAGTGGAAAACACAGTCAACTTCTTCGTAGATATGATCAATGGCGTTATTGGAATTATCAATGCTATTCCAGGTGTTAATCTCGGTAAGCTAGATAGGCTTAAAATTNNNGGTGGGATCGTGCCAGCAACGGCTGGCGGTAAAATCATCATGGCAGGCGAAGCTGGTGAAGATGAATGGGTAGTGCCTGAATCCAAGATGGCGAATTTGATAGAAAAATTAGGTGCCGGTAATGGAAATGGTGGCGGTGAAACATTTAACTTCACATTTAACGGGGTTGTTGGTACCAAGAGCGAGCTGAGACAATGTGCTATTACTTTCCATGATGCTTATGAAGAAGTAAAGAAAGCGAGGATGGCGGCATGAGTTTAGCTCTTACAATCACAGATGATAATACAAGTATTACCTATACACTGCTGCCATCACCGTTTAATAAGAATCGAGAAATCGGTAAAAGTGAAGTTTTAGTCGCAAGTGGTGATATTTATACTGATTATGTCTATAAGAAATTTACATTTGAATACGAATGGGATTTCTTATCAGCTGAAGAATATGCTGTTCTAGAGGGCTTCTTCAATCGTCAATATGAACTACATAAATATCCTCGTATTTCTATTCCCGAACTCGGTGTTGATAATATGGTGGCAAGAATGGAGTTAAGCGACCAATCAATCGTCAATAATTGTGGAATGGTGGAGAATGTAAAAGTATCATTCAGGGAATCGACACAGTTATGATTACCGTCTCAGATAAATTCCATCAACTAGCAGCAGCTTCAGTTAGACCACTAGATTGGGATGTGGCAATTTCGTTCACTAAGAAAAGAAATACCGGAATCAAGTGGTTTACACTTGACCAATCAACACTGGATGGCGCTGACCTTCTTGGATCGAGTGATCAAAATCCAATTCAGTTATGGGATGCGTATGATTATATGTTTTTGAAAGAGCGTCTCGTATCTATGAACTTTTCACGTTCTGTGGAGTTTCCATACAATATTCAGAGTTGTATTGCTGATTTTGAGTTGAATAATTACGATAAACGCTTCAGCTTCAGTGAAGACGGAAGTGCCTCGCCAATTGGAAAATATATCTTACCAAAACGACCATGCCGGCTCTATATGGGTTTTAAGGGCGGTGGCTTAGCGCCAGTTTTTGTCGGACTTACCCAAGGCTTACCAACCTATGATGGGAATCTAGACGAAGTTGTAAGTTTTACTGCTATGGATTTCTTGAGTGAAATTGGCGAGATGAGCCTCAAAAATATGGTGATGATGCGAAATGTTCGCACCGACCAAGTCATCGCTACTATCTTAAGCCAGTTTGGACTCGATCCCGCAATGTATAAATTATCAGCAGGACTCAACGTTATCCCATTTGTTTATTTTGCTTCTGGCAAAAACGCCGGCAATGCCTTAAAAGAATTAGTTCAAGCCGAAAACGGTGCAATGTGGCTTGATGAACAAGGCATTATCCGTTTTCAGCCACGAACTTCAATTATTGGTAAACAACCAGTAATGACATTCAATGCTACAACAATTATTAAAGCCACGCCAAGCCGCACCGACAGTATTGTAAATACTATTAAAGTAAAAAGTGAAATCCGCGCCGTTCAGGCATTTCAGTCTATTTTCACAATGGACAATTCCAACGGATATTCTGGCGAATCCAAAGAAGATGCCTACCGATTACCAGCCAACGGCACTAAAGACGTATGGATTTCATTTGATGATCCAATCTGGCAATGTTCGACCAATCCAGTTCTAAAAGGCAATTCCGATAACTCAAATTTTACGGCTGTAGATTTATCTGGTAAACCAGTTTCCGAGAAAGTCTCGGCTACTGGCACATTATTTGCTGATTCGATGAAGCTTACATTTACCAATACGAATAACTTTCCAGTTTCTGTGAATTTCTTGCAGATTTTTGGTGAACCAGCCAAGCAGGTCTCGGGGAGTCCAATAGAATATGAAGCCCACGATAGCGAGTCTGTCGAGAAGTATGGCGTTCAGGCTCTAGAGATTAACGACAATGATTGTTTCGGTAATTACAAGAATATTGATGGCTACGCCACAGACATCCTCAAGAAATATGCCAATTATTCACCAATTTTGAAATTAGAAGTTAAAGGTAATCCGGCACTTCAACTTCAGGATATTGTGTCGGTAGATTATAAAGAATTTGTTGGAAACTATCAAATTATAGGCATTGAAATGTCGCTTGGTGATTCACAATTAAAAACCACTCTAACACTCAAGAAAACCACAGTCGTTTCACCATTCATCTTAGATCAATCAGTATTGGATAGCACAGACGTATTGGGATAAAAGGGAGAGAATATGACAATTGAAAAAACAGTAAAATATTCGGGCAATGTAGTTACGTCATCTAATGACGGCAAAATGATCATAGATCAGACAGCAGGGGAAATTATTGTGAGGGATGGCAATAACGTTAGGCGCTATTATCTTGGCTCTGAAAAATCACCAACTGGGTTTGGTCAATATATATCAAAACCAAACGTTGATGTGATTACGGAGCTTAATCAATAATGACTCAACCTAGAAATTTTATAATGAGTAGCGATTATCCTATACCGATACTCGCTCTCAAATTATCTACTACCATAAACGTGCCAGTTGGTCAGTATTGGAATGAGAATAAAAAAATAGTGCCGCACAATCTTCCATTTACCCCTCTCATTATTGGACAATGGTCTACTAATGCTAACTTTAATCCAGCTTTTGACTTATCGACTCAAATTCCTATTTTTTATGGTAGCAGTCAACCACCATTTGTAGTTAATATCGGGGCGGACGACCATAATATCTATATAAATTGTTCACATAATAATTCATTTGAAACTGTTTTTTATTTCAGACTGACTGGATTTGTTCCACCAGATTATGAAGGTGAAGTAGATAATGTAGATGATATTACTAATTTCAGGCTTAATTCTGATTTTAATTATCCTAAAATCCTAGAGCAGAGAAAAGTAACAGTTGAAGCTAATACTGATTCAATTATTAACCATAATCTTGGATATATTCCTCAAGCTAGACTCTGGAAAGTTGGTCAAGTTGGTAATTACTCGCAAGGTTATCATAACTGCGTTATGCCACAGGCTACTACAAGATCTACTAATAATGACGGTTATCTGGGTGCATTAGTTAATGATAAGCAGTATATTATCTGTAATAAATCAAATAGTTCATCACAAGAAACTTTTTATTATCATATATATGGAGATGAAATATGACGATTTCAAGGATCTCGAATTTTTTACAAAATAGTGATTTTACGGCTCAAAAGCAGAAGAACAAGATACATTTTGAACTCAATATTCCAGCAGGAAGTTATAAGACTGGCGATTCGTGGCACGTAGACAAAGATTCTCCAAGCGGTGTATTTTTTGAAAATGTCGTAATGAAAACAAATCTTGAGCAAAATTATCTACCAACAAACTACACTATAATTTTGCCAAATCATGAAGCGGATATTTTTGTAAGCGTTCATAGGCTAGATATCAACCATTATAGGCTTTTCGCAGTGTTCCAAAGACTTATGACACCGGAAAACTTAAATCCATATGCACAAATCCCTAATATCAACATACAAGCATGGCTTAATTTATCCATATCACCGTTTTAGCTATTCTAAGCCGTTTTGAGAAGTTTTTCTTAATAGATGATAAAACTATCGTCTAAATTAAAATAACCCCTTTATCGTTTATGATAGAGGGGTAGTTTTTTTGAGGTAAACTAAGATTTTTATTTTTTCTTCTTCAAAAGCTTAAAAATTAGTAAAATCTGTGAACCCAAGGTTGCCAAGATACTAGCAAGAGCCGTACCGAAGGCTGTCATATTCTTATCGTTTAAGCTCATAATAGCAAGCACAACTTGTGGCGTGATAGCAGAGCCTAAAAGTAAGAAGTCTCCAACTAAATATGCAACAATTTTAGTTTTATCACTGAATTCAAACCCCGATCCGGCTTCGGCAATGGCTTCTGTTGAAGCATTAGCCAGTTTCATGTATTCTTCGTTAATTTTATTGATTTGTTCATCCGTGAGTGTAGGTTCCATAGGTTTTGCATCCTTTTTTTCGACTTTCTGCTCGTCTTTGTTAATATTTTCCGTTTTGTTCTCTTCCATTTGTTTCTCCTTTTCTTGCATATTTTCCTTAGGCGTTTCTGGCGTTGGCTCAGGCTTAGGTGGCTCAGCTGGTTGTTCTGGCTGCTTTGGCAATTCTTGCGGTGTCTCAGCAGGTTTTTCAACAGGTTTACCAACTCCTTTATCTACGAGAGATTGAATAGCATCCCAGTTATAACCAGCTTCTGTTAAACGTCTCTTTCTTTCTTCGCCATTACCCCATTTCTTTTGCCAGATTTCTGCTGCGATTTCTTCATTGGATTTCAATTGTGGTGGATTCACCCACTCAACTACACGGGTAGTATTCATGGTTTCAGTCCAACCAGCATAATTCACGCCATAAATACGAGACACATTATCAATCGTTGCATTTAGCTCGCCTTCGAAATAGTCAAAGTATGGTTTATGTCGATATGGGCTAGACCAAATCTGAATACGATTACCAGTACGTTTAGCGACGGCAACGTGTCCGTAATTTTGCACTCCACCAGTCCACCAAATAGGCACAAAACAGCCATCTGGGAGATTACGATCAGTATGTTTAGTGTTATTCCAGTTCCAAGCAATCTGTGCAGAGGCTGCAAACGGGGCGACATTAAATGTCTTCTGTGCTACTGCAAGACACCATAAAAACCAATCCATTAGAGGTTTACCTTGATAATTGACAACTAATTTCTTGTCATCAAGATTTGGGAAGATTTTTTGTTTAAAGCTCATTTTAACTCCTTAAACATTAAGATTATAAATAATGCTCCAATAACGAGATATGAGATCAATGCCTGGATAAAATATCCCTTTAAGGTTATAAATAACCAGAATAAGATGTTAAATAACATTATTCCTCCCCAAACTAATACTGATAGCCAATTCGTATTTTTCATCGATGCGCTCCATCGATAATCACGAATTTAAGAATTGCCCCGAGAACTGCTGTAATAATCGCCCAGACGATTTTAGCTTGATTTTCTTCAAGTTTATGAAGACGACTAGATCGGTCTGCAGCTCGTTCTTCTAGGACTGTAACTCGTTGGGAAATGACATTATATGTATCGACTTTACGATTTACTTCATTGACGAGATCGCCAATATTCTTAATGTCGGCTTCCATCTTGCCTAGTTTCTGATATAGGGCTGAATCGTTATTCATATGAATATAGCGTAAGCGATTATAGGGTGGCAATGGTATGATTCAAGCACGAAAACTTAATTGGTCGTCATTGATTGACAAAAATATCCAATATGGAACTAATAACGGGACATTTTACCCGTCCGGAACACCAACGACAACAACAATAACCTTCCCACGTCCCTTTAATAATGCTCCAGCAGTTATGGTTATTCCACGCTCAGTAGCACAAAACGGCGTTAGTTTGTATGGAGAAATTTATGTTGCGACGATACGTTCTATCAGCAACACTCAAGCAGTTATTACCTTAAGAACAAACTACCATAATAGTGTCAACGCAAAATATGATTGGCTGGCGATTGGCGACTAAATCCATCAATTAGTTTTTGTGTAATACAGAGTAAAATATGCCGTAGCTTGAGACCTGTCGTCTTTAGTAATTACTACCACCTCTGTGTTTGATAAGTAGAAGTTGAATGGTGCTGCACTGGTAGAGCTTAGGAATATTGCACCTTTTTCATCCCAAGGCGCATTCGTCACAGATTGCTCAACTTTAATAATTCTATCTAGTTTAGAGATGCCATGGGCAACTCTTTTAGTGCTGTTATTCGGTAGGTTGCCGTAGCTGATGGTCTTTTTGTAAATAGTTTTATCGTCCACCCATTTCCCAGCAATTGTTTCTTCAGATGAAAAATTAAATGCTTGAATCATACCATTGCCAATATTGGTTCCGTCTGCTAAACCAGCACAAAAATCAGCTAAGTACTTGTCGTTAGCGACCATCTGATCCATCTCTGCAGCGGTTAAAACATCGAGTGGTGTAAAATCCATATTAGGATATGGTAAAGTTACTGCCATTATTTTGTCTCCTGATTAAAATAAAAATCTGTGTACTCAAAGCTAGTATCGGTCGCGGTCATCACAACTCGCTGAGCCGAAGCAATATCAATCTGTTTAGCGACATTATCTAAGAAGCTTTCAATGGTCTTTTCAGCTTCTGAAGTTGTCAAAATCATTAGACAGAACTTAATGGCATTCTTGTCTCCAACAGTGTAGTTTTTGGCATAACGATATGTCGGAGCTTGAGTAGTTTTTGCGATATTATGCTCAAAATAAGTCCGTCCAGCCGGTGATTGACGAACGGAAAACTCATCATTTAGTTTTGGTTTCCAAATTGCAACTCGATCAAGAATAAGTTTGTTTATCATATTCATGATTATGCAATTTAACAGGGTGGCAATGGTATGATTCCATTGTCTAAATTAAATAACAAATATACCACTGATGAACAAATTATAGGTAAATGGGAAGATGGTAAAACTATATATCGTAAAGTAATTAAGGGCACTGGATATATTCCTGCTTCTACAAAATTCGCTGAGGCAAATGTCGTTAATACGGTCGTTTTTGCTCACTGTGAAGCTTTGTCTGATTATGATGAATGGCGTCCAATTCCATGGCTTTATGGAAATAGTGCCAATAGTGTTGATGGAGCATGGCATAGTGGCTTCTCTATTCGTCCGAAACTTGGTGATATTGCGTTTCAAGTCGGTTCGGCTATTAGTAAAACTAAAAAGTGGCACGTAATTGTAGAATACACGAAAGCATAATAAAGTGTGGAATTTTTAAGTATTTATAAGGTGTTTTTTGTTGAGAAAAATTGATGAAACCCCTTGACTTGATACGCCATGTGGTGTATAATTAAGGTAGTGGTAAAGACATTGGCACATTAAAAAATGGTAGAAAGGAGGAAGCTATGAGTATTTCATTCAAAATCTCTCGATTAAGACTTGAAATAAAAATTACTCTCGCCGGTCGAAGACGAAAGTAATCTAACATAACGATTCCATTCTAGCAAGACATAACTAAATAGTCAAGTCTTTACCACTATTAGGAGAAAGCATGAATAACGATATTGAATATATTACCATCCCAAAAACTGAATATAATGAACTAAAAGATAAAGCTGATAAGTGGGATGAATATACGTCTAAGTTGGCTAAGAATCTGCCAAATAAAAGCCTTAGTGCTAAGCAACGTTCTGAAGCAGCTCGAAGAGCTGTACAGGCTCGTTGGGCTAAAATAAAGGATTGACATATTGTGTAATTTTTATTAAACTCAAGGAAATTGATGTAATGGAGTTTGAGCCTCCTCGTTTTAATGACGAGGGGGCTTTCTCATGGAATAGCCTCACAATCATAAGCGAGGTAAAATGTCGACTAATAACTACTACGTCAGAATGGACAAGAGGACGCTCTCCACCGTTTTTAATGGTGATTTAGTAGCGTGGAGTTGGTATTACTCGCTGAAAGATTATATATCACGATTTAAGCCAGATAAATATGGATATGCAAGGATCTCTAATCGTGTCATACTACAAGATTTTGGACTTGATCGGTTCCAATTTTACAGATTAAATCATAAACTTGCAGACTTAGGTTTAATAGCAATTGATGATGTTAAACGAGGTCAGAGGGTCTTTTCGGGGATAAAAATACTTAAAATAATATAAATTAAATTACAAAAACTATGGAGGTAGCTGAAGAAGCATACCTCTCTTTATTTGTCAAATTTTACCTGTGGAAAACTATGCAAAATCTGTGGAAAACATGTGGAAAAATACCCCATTTTTTGTGGATAAGTCTGTGGAAAAGTACCATGAAGTGTGCGAAATCCGCACACTTCCCGACCCCTGTTAAGTGTGCGAAATCCGCACACCCATATAACCATATATACCAATAGTAATAGGCTCAACTAAAAAATAATTTAATTTTAATTTAGACACGAAAAGCTTCCCAAGCTCTTGCTTGGTGATTAGCCGAGCTTGGGGCTTTTCTTTCGATAAGGAAGAATATGAAAAACTTAAAAGCAATAGATAAGCAAATTGACGAATATTTGAATTACTGCGAGAATGTTCGTCGCATGAGTGAACAAACTCTTCATGGAAAAAGATGGATTTGTAGGGAGTTCCTCAAAACAATTAAGATTGATAGCCTTAGTGAATTATCAAACAAGCACATCAATGAATGGATAGCAGAACAAACTGCTCGTGGATGTTCCGGTAGAACAATCAATAGTAGGCTAGTTAATTTAGTCGCTATGCTTCGATATTTTCAAGATATGGGAATATCATTTCCGAAACTAAAACTACGATTGATTATTAAATGTAAGGAACAACCACCTCGTAGGGTTTACTACACTAGAGAGCAGATTGAGCAAGTATTGAGATATGCTGATCATTTAGAGTGGCTACTAATAAAGCTTTGCTTTGATTGTGGACTTAGAATTTCTGAATTACGCAATCTTCGGCTCATGAATCTTAATGGAAGAATGGTAACGTTTATAGGTAAGGGTTCGAAAGCTCGTGAATCATACATGAGTAAAGAAGCTAAGACCCGTTTAGACGACTGGGTTCAAAGAAACCGAATAAGCGATTTTATCTGGGTGAGAACGCCCGGAAAAAATGAACCAATGTCGGTTGAAGACATACGATATTTGATGAGAAAGCCATTCTATCAAGCTGGATTCAAAAACTTCTATCCGCACGCTTTACGCCACTCTTTCGCAACTGATATTCAAAAACATGGTGCTTCACTGATGGAGACCAAAGAAATGTTAGGACATGCAAGAATTGAAACTACAGAACGATACGTCCATGGTTTAGAAGGACATTTGGAATATTTCTTCGATAAATATAAATTTACAACGGCTTGATAAGGGGTAGTGTTGGTCATGCAGATTAGTGATGGTTGTGGAAAACTATCTGCATGGCTACAATATCGTTATTGACAAAATGACAAATCTTCGCTACACTAAAAATATCTTAGCGAAGTCATCAAGACAAGCTATATACTCTTTAACACTTAGAAGAATAGAAACCGTGGTAATTTACTATCATGGAAAATTTTTAAGTGTTATAATCAAAACAAATGAAACCATTAATTTCTGTAATTATTCCAATCTATAATACGGGCGATTCGGCAGTCAAATTGCTGAATAAATTAACTAAGCAAAGCTACGAAAATCTAGAAATCATTTGTGTAGACGACGGATCAAAGGATGGTAGTTTTGATTTGGTTGCGGAATTCATTAGGCAGAGTAAACTAAAAAATAAAAACCTAAACATGACGATTCTGCGCCAAAAAAATCAGGGCGCAGCGGGGGCGAGAAATTTGGGACTAAAAAAAG